TCGGAATAATGTTGCGAGAGATGATTGCCATCAATCGCGGAGAAACGGCGATAATGACCGCGGTCGTCGCCGCGGTCGACGGTATGAACGCGAAGTCCAGGGATACGCGGTGTAAACGGCTGAAATAGAAACGGAATATTCTTATAAATACATGCCATACGGTCGGACCGACGGTCCAGATTGATGACCGCGATATCCAGTTTGTGTAACATTGTAATAACAATAGAATACGCACACCCGATAATACACTATAACATTAGTTGGATTTATACCATTTCAGTGGATGTTCGGTCGAATATGCGCCGAAACGGCTTTTTATATCCGTCTATAATATCCACGACCGACCCTATTATTTAGGAAAACGAATTAAACCGTTATTACGTATTGATTATAATTATCCACACGAGTCATCGTCACCCGTTTCTTCATTATGTCCATTATTGTAAGTGAATCCGAAGTATCCGCCACTGCCACTGCCACTGCCACTGCCACTGCCGTTAAATCCACCGTAGTCGAGCCCCTATTAGAAGAAGACCAAAACCGGTTTGTATTATTCCCCATAAAGGATGCGGCTATCTGGAGCATGTATAAAAAGCAAGTAGACTGCTTCTGGCGCGCGGAAGAAGTCGACCTGACCAAAGACGTCACCCACTGGAATTCGTTACATAACGACGAGAGATATTTCATATCGATGATTCTCGCGTTCTTCGCGGCGAGTGATGGTATTGTCATGGAGAATCTGGCGCAGCGTTTCATGACGGAGGTCCAGCTGGCGGAAGCCCGCGCCTTCTACGGGTTTCAAATCGCGATGGAGAATATTCATTCGCAAATGTATAGCATCCTGATTGATACGTATATCAAAGATACTACCGAAAAAGACCACCTTTTCAACGCAATCCATAATTTTCCTTGTATTAAAAAGAAGGCGGATTGGGCGCTGAAATGGATAGGCGATAAACGCAGCACATTCCAGACGCGGCTGGTGGCGTTTGCGTGCGTGGAGGGGATTTTCTTCTCTGGCGCATTTTGCTCGATTTACTGGATGAAGAAACGGGGCCTCATGCCGGGTCTCACTTTCAGCAACGAACTCATCTCTCGCGATGAGGCGCTTCATACCGAGTTTGCGGTGCTACTGTATACGAAGATGGTGAAGAAGATTCAGCGTCATCGTATTTACGAAATTGTGCGTGATGCGGTGGAAATCGAAAAGGAATTTATCTCGGAGGCGCTTCCATGCCGCCTTATCGGAATGAATGCGAAACTGATGTGCCAGTATATCGAATTTGTTGCGGACCGCCTGGTTCTTCAACTGGGGTATGACAAAATTTATAATGCGACGAATCCGTTTGATTTTATGGAGATGATAAGCCTCGCAGGAAAGACTAACTTTTTTGAGCGACGGGTGGGAGAATACGCGCTGGCGGAGAAGAAGGTGGCGGATGATGTGTTTGAGTTCAATGCTGACTTCTAGTCTCGTCTCGCGTCGCCGCTCGTTCCATCCCGCAGAGCGGGACGCCACTCGCTGCTCCGCTCGGTCATCGTCGCCGATATTGTCACCGCATTGTCGTCTCAAATGAAAACAATACAATTAAAAATTCTACCGCGAATCAGCGAAGATGACCGGCGAGCCGAGCCGAGAATATAGGCGAAGCCTGACCGAGCCGAGCCGCGAGTGGCGTCCCGCTCTGCGGGACGGAACGAGCGGCGAGGCGAGTCTACATAAACATCGCCCGCATCCCAAACCGTTTTTGCCCCTGTAACCCAACCGCCATATTCGGTCGTTGTAGCGGAATAACCACATTTTGGTCTGTCCTGTAATTTTGATAAACGCGGGTGATATTCACCGGATTCGACGCGGGTTCCGTCGCCATAACAGGTCTATCTTGTGGCATCATCTTCGCATAATTGCGGTGAGCAATATTACCCAAATCTACGGAAAACGGCATTTTGGACTGAATCTGTTGATTGATGGTATTGAATTTAGGTGATTCTTTATGATGCGCGCCGCCGCCTCTTACAGATTCAATGGATTGAACCCGGTTATTCGTATCAATAAAATAGGCACTATTTAGCTCCTTAATATTCAGGACGGCGTGTAAAGGAGAAACGCGAATTTTACTCACTTTATCCAGTGTTTGCTCTTCAAAATGAAGCTGTAAATAAGAAATATACGTGTTAAATGAAGTCACGTCAATCATATGTGTTTCGTCGTATATCGTATAATTCAGAACCGTTATTTTGGATAATCCGTCCGCATTATTCGGCATAATCGATGTGGCCAATTCATCGCGGCAAACCAGCCGTTTAAGACCATCCGCAAATTGGAGAATATTCATGTTTCCAATCGTATAAAAATTGCTTCGGTCGATAACAATCCCGCTTTGTTTTGCGCGTTCGTGGATGAGATTATCCTCTCCGCCCCACGCCCAATAATTCGGAAACCCGTTGATTCTCTCAAAGTCGGCGCCGCGAATCGAAAATATGCCACCAAGCGCGAAATGAAATCCGTAGAAGTGCTTGATGACTCCGAAATCCGTATGAAAGTTCAGTATATTTTTAGTATACGGCAAGGTATCCACGTCATTGAAAATAAATATAATATTTTTATAGTCATTTGGATACGTGTTTTTTAATGCTAAAAACCCGATATTTTTCATTGCGCCGCGGTTGAAAGGGCGTTTGTCGTTTTGATGGACGAAATAGAAGGTCCAATCTTCCGGCGGCACATCTTCCATAATTTTATAAATATAGGTGTTGAAAAACACGCGATGCGGCTCACGGTCGCGATATGGGACAATAAAGACGAATTTAGGCACGGCTGTCGTCGTCGTCGTCGTATCCATCTAAACACTATTATGATAAAGGGTATAATATCATAATATAAGAAAAAATCGATATTCATACGATGCTCGAGTAAATATAGTCGAGTCGGCTTATTCGTCGGCCGCAGGATGCGCGTATTTCGCAAGTATCATCTTCGGAATGAGTTTGTCGCGCATGTCATATAGTTTTTTATAGCATTTGTTGATAGTGACTTCACTCATATCGCTAATACGATTCACATCCTTTTTGGTTATGGGAAGATGACACATACACGCGACAAAGTATATAATGCCCGATGCGATACTATGCGGTGTATTCTCGGGAATCAAGTTCTGTTTTTCAATCATCACCGCAATGAACTGGCACAGTTTCGTCAGCTCATCATTGATGGCAAGCCGGCTACAATATCTCTCAATAAATGCTTCCGGCTTCGTCTTACAGAAGTTCGTCTTCTCGGAGTTGTCTAAATTAGATTCTAGTTCATTGATAATACCGACCGCGTTTTTACATCCCTTCGTTGCGCTGGTATTATCCAGATTGAAGATGGTCGCGATTTCTTTGGGTGTGCGCGGGCAGTTGTGTATCTTACACGCGATATAGATGGACGCGCTGACAACCCCGTCGCGGTTCAGACTGCGGAATGTTTTATGTTCGGAGATGCGCTTATGGACGCGCAGAGCTTCGTCGATAATCATTTTGGAAATCCCCTTATTTTGCGCGAAGATGGTGATTTTCTGGAACATATCGTATTGGGCCTTCTCGCGGTAAGGCATCGATTGCCACTCCGTATAACGCCGGATTTTCATCATATCCTGGGAATATGAACCGCCTTCGCACATGACCTTACATCCGTAGGACGACTCTTTGAGGAGCGGGTTTACGGGCATACCGCAACGTGTAGGGTCGTTGTTTTGATTGTCGTCGGCGCCATAATACCGCCATTCGGCGGTTTGGTCGAGAGATTCGTCCTTATACAGAATGCTACACGCGGGGTTTTTACATGTGAGGAACCCGTCATCTGTGAGAACGACGTCACTGGCGCATACCTCGCAATTCTCGCGGATTCCAGATTTCCGGTATAGACATTCCATATTAATATCGGGTTTCACGAATAATGCGGATATCTTTCTTGCGGTGGGATGTGCGGATTCCACACCGTAGTCGTCGCCACCCCCCCCGCCGCCACCCGATGAGGATGTTTGTTTCGGCGAATATCTTACCGTCTCGGGAATATTATATTCCGGCGCCATTTCTTCGAGCAATTCTGGGGTGAAGTCTTCTTCTATTTTAGCCCATATAGTTTCATCGTGAAGGGTTCGCTTGTTTCGTTTAGTTTCATTTCCCTTACTCGGAGTATATGCGGATAAATATCTGTAGTGGCGCATATTTGTGGAGGAGGTGGATGATAATGTTGACATGGAGGATGGAAATAATGAACTAGGCGGTTTTTGTATATTGGTGGTTGGTATAAACACTCCGTGGCACGAGTTTAAATTGGAAAGCATTTTGTATATATGCGATTATGTGCTTATGGAGTGATTTATATACCCTTTAAATATATAGTATTTTTATATCTTTATATCAATTTTATTGATATGGCAATTTTATTGATACCCGCGTCCGTTGCCCGCTGACTATTATCTATTGATATAACAAAGACGTTCCGTTCCGTTCCGTTCCGATGGGTAACAGTGTGTCATCCATATCCAACCCCAATATGGACGAAACCCGAAATATGGCGCTCCGATTAGATTTATACGCCCAGCGCATTATTTTGAAAGAAGTGAAATTTAATTCAACGCTGGGAGATAGCGGAAAATGCGAAAAACTTATTATTATTACGAGCGAAGTACTGAACCGTCTTCCATTTCGACTGATTTCATATATGGACCGCCGTCATAAATTATTCTCAAAAGACTACGAAGATATTAATGCGATGGACCGCGCACTTCTCGTGAATACGAACCCCGAAATCCTGAAAGAAAGTAAGTTGGACGAACAAAACGTATTTAGAAAAAGGCAAATGTGTGTCGGTATCGCGCGCTTTTACGTCCAAATCGGAAATTTATTCAATGCGATAATGTCGACAATGCGGCCCTACAACTACGAATATATACAGAAAAATATGCCCGATAATTTCTATGATATGCTTACGTTTGGCCTGCTTGACGGTCCCGACGTTCGGAATAAGGATAAATCAAAATACGATACCTACAATATGGCCGGATTTACAAGAAGACAAAACGATGTGAAAGAGAAGATGGCGCGATTGCTGAAACCCGGTGAAATCAATATGAATATCACGCCTGGCAGCGGTATATGCTCCATTAAAAAGGATATAGACAATATTAAAATAACGCCGATGTCTTCAACGACCACCGCATCTACCATAACCCAGAATAAGATTAAACCATCTATTTTCGCAATGTTGGAGGAATTGTATTTCGATATTTTTCACGAAATATCGAGCTCGAACAAAAGCCCGCAATTTATTGCGATGAGTGAAGAAATGAAAAATAAAATATACAGACGCGATGTGGCCGAGTTATACCGAATTGTTACGGGGGGCAAAGAACCCGGCGACGATATCAAAACATTTGCGGACGTATCGCACTATATTAACGATAATAATAAAATAAATGAATGGTGCGAAAACAATCGGGGACTCGAGATTCCTGTGAATAACAATGTGCGTTATAATCCAATTTTTGTGAAATACATCAAGCATATTCAGAGTATGAACTATCGTATTTCAAAACAGCGTAAAGGTATTGTGAAATTATTGGACCGCGTATTTAATATTATGAATAAAAGCGAGGATGTCATCCACGAAATAGAAGAAAGTCTGGATAAGGGTGAATCCAAGCGATATACGGGGTTCGAGCAGGACGACCAGTATTCCCGCGACTTTTTCCGGCTGAATCTGAAATACGACTTTTTTATTAATCCGAATCTCACCGACGCGGACCTACAGGCGATTACGAATGAGGCGCGAACGCGAATCGTGCGATTATATGCGGACAGTTATAAGAATTTTCTCACCGGGTTTGAGATACTCCAGGAATTACAGGAAACGTTGGGATTAGATGTATTAGTCCAGAAAAAAGAACTGGCGAAAAAGGAGACCGAAAACCCGACGGGGGCGGCGGCGAATAATGCCGCCACCACCACCGCCGCCGCCGCCGACAAAATGAAAGAGTTTGACCAGAATAATATTGAATCGTTTCCACAGGAAAAGGAATTATCGGAAAAAATTTACAATGAGATTAGTAAAAAGGACGGAGTGCTTGCGAAACAATATCAGAGAAAATACGAAGAAATCGTAAATGCTGTAAATATCGACTCTGGTAATGACAAATTAACGGGCGAGTTGTGGCGTAAATTACAGATATTGAATAGACTGGCTATTTCCGAAATAGTAAGAAATAATGTATTGATTAATGAAAAATTAAGAGCTAGGATTAGTTCGGCCTTGAATTCAATCTCCATTAAAGACGCAGTAAACGCAATGAATCCTGCGATGGTGGCGGTGGTCTAACCGTTACTACTACTACTGTAATCGGTCACCCAACTTCTGAAAATACTCTTGATTGTATACCAGATTTCCGGTGGGGCGATACGAATCGGTTGGTTTGTATTCCTTTTTGTCGCCCCCTGCGCCCCCTGCGCCCCCTGCGCCACCACCCCCCGCCGCATCGCCGCCGCCGCCCGCGCGCTGATTGTATAATAGTGCGTTGGCATCTTCTGGAGTCTGCGGAATGCCGCCCGCGCCCGCGACGCCCCCCGCGCCCGCGTCTTTGTATTTTATGACATTACCTTCTGCGTCATATAATATCGGCCGTCCGTATTCATCGATTGCGGTCCCCGTCTTTTTCTTAAACTCGGTGCGGACGTAATTCGGAACATAATGAAGCCACGAAATGAGGAGCAGGTTGGGGTGTGTATAACGCACCATAAATTTGTTCTCCTGTAGCTTATCCACGAGATACGCGATACAACCCGCGTGATCGTAATTCGCGACACCCAGGATGATTTCCGGGACGACGAACCAGCAGAATTGTTGACTACATTTTTGACGTGATGTCAGTTTGATTTTCTCGTGAATCCGCGTGAGAATCTTGTTATATGTAAATAACTTGTTCTTATCTTGTTCTTGTTTCTTTTCGTATAACTCGTCTAAATTTAGTTTTTCTACATTTTCTATATTATCACCGGCAAATTTGAATAAGTCGTCCATTGATGCGCGGATGCGGATGCGGATGTATGTATGTAGACACGGAAGAAAATAATGGCGCCCGCACGCACGCACAAACAGTAATAAACAGTAATAAACAATACTACTTATAATCAAATATACAAATGAACCCCGGCCACAACCCCCCTATCAAACATCTCGTCATTTCATCGGGCGGGCCTGCGGGCCATATGATGTATAGCATTCTTCGCACACTGAATTTGAAGGGTGTTTGGGACGCGAAAGACATCAGGTCCATCTACGGGTCGTCCATCGGGTCGTATATCGCGATTATTATCGCGTTGCGGTATGAATGGGAGGTTATGGACGATTATTTAATAAAACGTCCGTGGGAAAGGATATTCGTCTCTGCGTCGTCGTCGGCGTCGTCTACTGGCCAATCAAGTGAACATTCGTCAGAGTCCGGAACATCATCAGGGGGTGCTTTATCCGACGCAAAAAATAAATTGGATTATATTTTTAAATTATACAAAAATCACGGATTATACGGATTGAAAGAATTCACCGAGACACTGCGTCCAGCGCTTCAAGGAAAGGATTTTGCTCTAGATGTAACATTCCAGGAGTTTTATGAGAGGACCGGTATTGAACTTCATTTCACAGTGACGGAACTCAATAAGTTCCAGTCCATTGATTTCAGTCATAAGACACACCCGACACACTCGGTCGTGGAGGCGTGCTATATGAGCTGCTGCTATCCATTCGGGTTTACGCCCATTTATCGCGATGGTTGTTGCTATATCGACGGAGGCATCATCAACGATTATCCCGTGAATGAATGTATCCGAGACCAGAAATGCGACGTGGCGGAAATACTGGGCGTGAAGATGCTGTGGGAGCGAAAACCGGCGAACTTGACCGATAAATCATCCGTGCTTCAGTTTATTTCCACCTTTTTCAACCAAATCAAGGGGAACTTATTTGAAAATCGCCCGACGAAACCGATTCCAAATGAGGTCGTTTGTGTATCAAAAGTGTTTGCTTCGCAGGATTGGATGAATTGGATGAAGGACGAGAATTACCGGCGCGAATTGGTGTTGCGTGGGGAGACATTTGCGAATGTGTTTATGTCGTATCGCCGGAACTTCCGGGAGTCCGCGCCCGCCGCCGCTGCCGCCGCCGCCGCAGTATTACAAACAACCCCGGTTCTGGAACCACTCACTACACCGACACCGTTACTTGATGTCGTCAATATTGAACAGGAGGAGTATGAAATAAAAAATCAGGACCTGACAATGATGTAATATTACTTTATTACTCGAAGTAATGAAGGAATGAAATGAAATGGAATGCGCGAACGGCATTGTAGCGGAATTATGACGCAATCACGGTATTGAGAAACTCCAGAATCTTATCCTTCTCGGGCTTGGCGTCGTATTCAATGACCTGTCCGTCCTTCACCAATTTAATGGTAGGATATCCCTCAATCTTGAACTTATCTGCCATATCGGGTTCGGCTTCGCAATCCACGGTCTTAAATATGACAGTGTATCCATTGATTTGGCGTCCGTTGAGTTCCTTCTCGACTTCGTCAAAAACGGGCTTTGCGGTCTTACAATGCGGGCACCACTCTACCTTGAATAAGAATATTTGGGCGACCTTATCACCGTCATTGGCGCCGATACCGTCGGGAGCGGGGGTGGTTCCTTGCGCGCTACTAAAGAACTTATTTAATCCGGGAATCATATCGTTTTTGATGATGTAGTAAAGAATGCCGCCAATCGCGGCGATAATTGCGAGAACAATGGCGATATTCTTGGAATTGCCTGACAGCGCGGAACTAATAGAAGACATTGCGGACGAGGCGGCAGACGACGACGATTCTACCATTATTTATAACTACTGTATGGGTATATTATAATATGTGAAGATTAATATGTATATTGAACGAACGGCAGTGTAGCGGAATGGAATGAAATGCGCGAACGGCAGTGTAACGGAATGGAATGAAATGCGCGAACGGCAGTGTAGCGGAATGGAATGAAATGCGCGAACGGCAGTGTAACGGAATGGAATGCGCGAACGGCAGTGTAGCGGAATGGAATGCGCGAACGGCAGTGTAGCGGAATGGAATGCGCGAACGGCAGTGTAGCGGAATGGAACGGAATGGAATGCGCGAACGGCAGTGTAGCGGAATGGAATGCGCGAACGGCAGTGTAGCGGGCGGAGCGAAAACAATATGAAACGAATTCAGGTAGATTATATACGAACAACCGATGATTTTCCGCGATAAAAAGACGGGGGCTTTACTAAATATTCGCAGGGACGAATTCACGAACGACCATTTGTATTTTCAGGAAATCATTCGAATCGAGGGAGGGGCTGACACTGTAACCCCGCGCTACACAAACCCATTTACAACCGAAGCACCACAATACCTAAAACCGCGATAAGCAGGACAAAACCGGCTGTAATGAAGAAGTTGAATTTTAGTTCGGGAAATAAATCAGTGTCAAGAATGCCCTTTGTGTCGATAATCGGCTTTACGGCGTTGAATAAAATAGCGGAAGTGGCGACGAGGAGTCCAATGATGACGAATTTCATAATCCACGACGTCAGCGAACCGGATGATACGGCGAATGGACTCACGAAAAAGATAATTACGAGAAGAAGCGACGTGCCTAAAATGACACAAGAATACTTCGTCTTTTCGCTATATTGCACGATGTAGTTGGTAGGGTCTTCGAGGATGGACATAATGAAATGAAATGGAATGGAATGCGCGAAGCGGGAGCGGAATGAAATGCGCGAACGGAAGCGGAATGGAATGCGCGAACGGAAGCGGAATGGAATGCGCGAAGCGGGAGCGGAATGGAATGCGCGAAGCGGGAGCGGAATGGAATGCGCGAAGCGGGAGCGGAAGCGGAATATAATAATTCTATATTATAAATACGTGCGTTTATTATATAGAATGTCAAATACGCGAAAACGAAAGTTCAGACGGAGACAGGCGGGAGGAGTGTCACTTCGTGCGAAGATACTGAGCGGCGGAGGCAAAAATACGCAACTCATACCGACGAATCGCACAAAAAAAGTGAGAGCATTTACCAAGAAGGATTTTCACAGCGGCGACGGAATGCTTACGACGGTGTGGGGACCGAGTATGTGGCACTTCATGCACACGATGAGTTTCAATTATCCGGTCGCCCCTACACAAGAACAAAAACGGCACTATATGGATTTTATACTGAACTTAAGGAATATACTCCCGTGTAAATATTGCCGAATGAATTTGACGAATAATTTAGCAACACGGCCGCTCCGGATGTGCCATATGGAAAGCCGCGATACATTCTCGCGTTTCATCTACGACCTTCACGAGACGGTGAATAAGTTGCTGGGGAAGAACTCGGGGTTGACATACTGCGATGTGCGCGAGAGATATGAGCATTTTCGGTCGCGTTGTACGCAGGATGCGCCGAAAGTATTCAATTTTAGGGAATTTTATCGGGGGAAGAAGAAAGGCGAACACGAGAAGGGGTGCACGGAGCCATTATACGGGAAGAAGGCGAAGTGCGTTATTTCGATTGTTCCGCAAGAGGTGAAAGTGCCGACGTTTAGTGTGGATGACCAGTGTATTAAGAAGAGGGGAGAGGTGGTGGTGGAGGAAAAGGAATAATTATTGTGTGTTGTTAATGTATATTGATTGAATATAGATGAAAAGAGCAGGAGGAGGAGATGTGGCAGCGTTTTGTGCGAGAAAAGATGATGACAACCAAATGCCAGCTATGATACGTATTCTTGATGGTATTTCACAATCCGTGCCCAATTTAACTACATTAAAGGATATTTTTCGCGATTATGAACAAAATCCAGCAAATCCAAAGTTAAAAAATCGAATAAAAGAACAATTATTGTCTGGTGCCTTAGATAGTATACTTATAGTTTTAAATGACTTATTTGGAAGTCCTGATAATGTGGAAGGTGGGTTACTAAAGGCCGACTGTATACCTGTTTTTCGTTCTATATTAGACGCGTTAATGGATGATTTGCCTTTACATACTTACATTAAAATGTTATTTCAGATATTTATGAAATCATATTATAATGACAGTCGTATTCGTGTGGCATTTGGAGCGGCGTTTCTTGGTTCTCAATTGTATATCCTATGGGCGACCGCAATAAATCCTATTGCGGGTTTAGCAGGTGAGGTGGGTGGTTATGTAATGACCGTATGTAATATGTTAATGAATGCCGCGACGGTTCCGACATCATTAGAAAGTATTTTAAGCACGTTTATTTCGCAACAACAAGCGATGGGTTATAGTACCGAAATAATTAACGGTGCAGCTGATTTTATTACATTTTTGAATTCCCAAATCAAAAATCCTTCAAACATTATATTTATTTGTGCCTTAACGAACCTTTATTTCATGGAAAAGTTGTATCCAGCACAAAATTTTGAACCACTTACCGAATTAAGACGACCTGAGGCTGTTGCCGCTGCTGGTGTTCCTGTTCCTGCTCTTGCTGTTCCTGCTAATGCTCCGCAATTTGGACAACAACCTCATGGGCAAGACCCATTATTTGAACAAATGATTCAACCACTTATAGATGGTCGTGACATGGTTATTGGAGGAGTAAAACAATATCTATTGACAACGGTAAATAGATTTCGTAAAATTTCTTATGTCATGCCAGGGAAGGTAGGTAGTCCAGAACAAAGTCTAGAAGCAGGATGTTTAAATTTTATGTTATCAATTTCCAATTATATTATTACACATGCTGAAACCCAAGCAGAACATGCTCGCATGGATCCGTCCATTATAAAAGCAACCATTATACTTAAAAGCATTTTCGATACTGAATCATTATTAAATGAAACTCCTACGCAAGTGGCAGGTATTATTTATACTTTGGCTTTCTCGATAAGAAATAGAGTAATAGAGAATCTCACACGTGATGCTCGTGTTAATCGTGATGCTGCGGCTAAGTCGCTCGAAGTTAAGTGTCCCGTATTCAGAAGCAGATTGACAATAGAAGAACTCAACCAACACAATTTATCTCTTTGTGTGGCTGGCAGACTTCAATGGTTATTAGATAATACAAGTCCATCTGATGACTTCAATAGTTTGAGTGTTGCTGTTAGCTTAAGCCAATCCGAAGATGACCGTGACCGTGCGGCCGATGATCTACTACGAAATCTTTTTGAGTCTGGAGCAAATATACATTTTACTGATAATGAAATATCTACATTTCGTGCGCGTGGTATAAATTTGTCTTTATTTACTTCTGTTCAGAAAGTTTTTAGTATTGGTATCCAAAGTATAGTAAATTGTGCTAATAAGTTAGGAGTTATCCCTTTTACACTAAGTATAGGGACACAATTAGTAGATTTATTAAGGCCACCTGCTAAACCACTTTCATTAATCAACTCAGCTCTTCCAATTGCCAGTGTGCTTACGAATCCTTTTTTTCCACAAATTACAGAGATTAGCGATATAATTCTAGATGGAATAACTAAAAAAATGACTCCTTCTGATATCCACGATGAAATTATGAATAAATTTGGAGCGGACACTCCAGAAAAACAAAAAAAAGTACTTGAATTTATAGAACATTTATTATTGCTTTGTGATGTACAAACAAAATTCAGATTTCATGAAATGAAAACAGCATCTGGTTTTATTGTTGGTAGTGATCGTAAACCTTCTTTAGCATTAGTTTTAAATAGTGATACGACACCGTTTCGTGATAATTTTATTAGAATATTGACTACACTTGTTAAACCAGAAGAAGTAAGTGCTTCTGATAGTGCTTCTGGTAGTGCTTCTGTTAGTGCTTCTGGTAGTGCTTCTGGTAGTGCTTCTGCGTCGGAACCCGTAGTATCAGGTGTTTTTGTTGGGTTACAACAAGAAATTCAATCTATGGTTTGTCGCAAAGCCGCAACATCATCAGCATCAAAAGAAGAAAAAGCAGCAGCAGCACAAGCAGCACAAGCAGAACAAGCCATTATTGATTGTGGTGTAGAACTTACACGATTTATTGGTCCAAAACTATCTAATCCGGACGAACAAGCAGTAGTCGTCACAGACGTAAATTTGGTCCTTCAACAAATGCTCGGTAAATTACCTCCTAATGTGGATGTAGGTGATATGGTATTAGAGGCTGCTATTTTTAATCAAGAAGATAATGAACGATTGAATCAAGAAGAGAATGAACGATCTGGTGATGGTGATGGAGAACAGGCCAATATGGAGGTGGATCAACCTGAAAAGGCGAAGGGTATAGACTTTACTGTTCTTGCCAACCCATTGGAAAACCCCCCCACTGTCACGACGGATAGGTTTTTACGTGACCGTCACGCACAATCTGCAGAATCTGATGTTGACCCTTTACAAAATAGACGCTCAGGCGACCATTCTCCTCCTCCTCCTCCTCCTAGTGAGGATAATGGTGCTGGTATGATTGGGGGCGGCAAATCCCGTCGTAAATCCCGCAAGAACATGAAGAAAACCACCCGCCGCAATAAGAAAATCGTCCGTAAGTCGTCCAAAAATACGAAACAACGTCGCTCCTCACTACGCCGTCGTTCTTCACGCAAAAGCCGTAAGTAAAAATTGATTTTCCCGAAAAAATTGATTCTTCGAATGATTTTTTCTAAAATGAAAAAAATTGATTCTTCGAATGATTTTTTCTCCCGAAAAAATTGAAATCTTTTTTTTGATTTCATCTTATCTCACCGCTCCCGTCAGACAACAAAGAAGATGAACTCAAGCAATACTACTACTACTACTACAGAAACAAGACAATACCGCACTTTTCATATGGATGGATGGAACCACGAATGGAATGTAAGTGCCACCCTCGACAACGACGCATGGAAATCGGTCACCGCTCGGATCTCGGAATATTATCACGCAGAGTCAACAAAAACCAAAACCCCAGCATTCCCTCGCCACCACGCACTCATTCTGGCCGCACTCGGTTCTTCATCCAAACTCGTGTCGCGGGCTTTTCCATCCACCGTCGTGTCTGGATATGAACGCTTCTCCCTGACCCTTCCTCCCACTCAACAGCAACAGATGTTCACCACCGAACTTACATCAACATACCAAAAACACCACCTCACCGCACTATCTGGAATGTCCGGCCTGCTTGTTACGCGACTCTTCATGATGCCGACGACCCCCCAAATCATTTCACTCAAAACCAAGAAAAAACACGCCGAAATCACCCAGCAATACATCCACTCGGCACTCGCCGCCGAGTACCTCATCGGAAATCGTTACTACTGCTGCGCTTCCGTGACGTCGACTACGACGACACCTTTGGAAAAAGAAAAACACCCCGTCGGATTTCTGGATTGTGACTCCATATCAAACCTCACCGCCGCCGACATCACACCCGATGCTATTCGCGCAACCCAAGAGGAATTACACCAGTTATACAACGCCAACATCGCCAGGTTGTCCTTCATGATTCAGCAATACAAGCGTGGGTTTGTGAGTCGCGACACGATTCGCGAAGATCCGGAATTCGTGAGGTTGATGTCCGCTTTCTGGAGAATGGCCAGCCAGCTTCTGAAGATGAAGGACGAATTTGAAGCCCAAGCAGCCAATCCTCTTACGCGGCTGTGGTTTTCGTCAAAAAAAAACGCAAGACGCATTACGATGGTTTCGATAGTAGCAGAAACAGCGGTTCTCGTTCCGGGGTTGTATGACTATAACGTTGCTCACATCTTCAACAACGCACGAGGTTCTTATGCCAATTACATTCAAAGTGTCAAATCTACATGGCTTCGTCTTGCGGGCGATGGTTCAAACGCGTCATTCCTCTCATTCGCGGCAATTGAGCCTACGATGGTTACAGAAGACCATGCGCCAAGAATCGGCGGCAACCCTGCGGAATATCATGGACTCTCGTTGGTGAGCTGTGCGAACTATATCCCGTCACGCGACCCCGTCTTTGGTGCGTTGAAAAAACGACACAGTTGCCATATGATGCGAACTGCTGATGCGGTGAATATGTCGTTTGGTCAGGTTAATCCACATCAACACGGCTCTCCTGCGAGAGGTGTGTGTCGTGACCGTGACCGATTTGAGCCACGATATGCGCCGTTTTATGAAATGGTGGAAGATGCGCGAGAAAAAAATGTGATCATCGGAAATATCGACTGGAATTATGAAGAGAAATGCGAAAACACAGGTAAAATCGTATCCGTGTATGAAGGAATCCGTGAATTCCGCGACCGCGTTTGGCCATATATTGGAAGAGCCATAATGAACGAATACGCTAGCGGTGATGGTGGTGGCTGCTACAGCAGCGACGATGACTATGACGAGTATTACTACGACAGCGACTACGAAAACTGTGACTACAACGGAAATTCGGATTGAACGAATAGTGGGGAAAAATAAGAGTCGAGCATACGTCATTATTTTTCGTGAATGTGATTTTTCCCTCTCTGGAAAAATTGAAATGTTTTTATCCCTTCATCCTTATCCCACGCAACCAAGAAACCACAGAACACACACGACAATGGCAGCAAACATCCGCAACCACGACGAAAATGGAATGAACGAATATGACCGAATCACCGACGAATGGAACCGAAGCGCCGAAGTCCAGCGCCGCCGCACTCTACGCACCAACGAAATCAACAATACCCCAGAATATTACACAGGCAATCGTATTCATCACATCCGGACAATCCAGATGCATTCATTTGAATTATGGAATCAGCTCTTCCTGAATGAAGCGTTAGACCCAGTATTGCGTGAATACTCACGTGCTTCCATCCGATTCGCAGAAGACACTACGCAAACACACCTCTTTGCCGGGCAAATGGATGTGTCTCTCATCTTACAAGAAAATTACCGCCCTGGTGTTCATGTCGCAATCTTCATTATTCAATTGGCACCGCATCGTGAATTTTATGACGGACATGTCATTCAAAGGGAGTTCGGAGAGGGAAGTATCGCGCATCAAACCATCAACCGCATGTTCAATACGGACGACCGCGCGGTTGTTACACAGGCTACCGAATACGACATACTTGAGTATATCGCAAATGATGATGACATGCGGTATTTGCTCTACAGGTGTTTTATGGACCCCGAGTTCACTACGGTTCGTTATATCTACGTGATGCCGCCCGTAAATGATGAGAACGCATACGGCTATTATGTGGTTGATTATCACGCTGGAAATGCTGATGAGCATTATGTTCATGAGTTCGACGTTGTCCCTGCTGCCCCACTCGCCGACGCTATCGCTCCTCCTCCTCCTGCTGACAACTTTCCAGAAATTTATCATCATTATTACAATAATGATTATAATGATTACAACAACAATATCATACCATACTACGAGGACAGCGACGACGAGGACGATGACGTAAGAGGGTAAGTAAAAAGTAGTAAGTATCGAAAAAGAGAATATACCAGTATTTTTTTCGATAATTACATTCCGAACTGACTAAAATCAGCCATCACCGGTCGTGGAGCATTAATATCTTCCGACCGCGAATAATTCGGCACCTTCTTACATTCAAACGCGGGTTCGGGGCATCTCGCGCACGCAGGACAAGGCGGGCATTTGTGGTCGGATGCGCCACCGCCACCGCCACCGCCGGCATTTGCCTGGTCGTTACCGCTCACGCTATTCATCCCCGGAATCCCCCCCGGAGCATTCATCGGAAAAGTGCTGGGCGATAAAGCACTCACGGGCGCACCGAGGGATGATGCGCTGATTCCTCCATTTATGGAGGGGTCGTATTTCGCGGTTGCCGGGAGTTTCGTATTGGATGCTAGGTCTTTCGTTGCGATAGGTTTCAGCGGGTCGGGGATATCAGACGGTTTGGTCGTCGTGAATCCATCACGGATATAGTTGCCTAAACTGGAAGCAAGAATTAACGAGAATATTAAAATAAGTAATAGATGAACTTTTGTGAGTTGCATATTGTGTAATACTATATATACATAAAAAGTTTTGTAATAAAAATAATTGAAACGGTTTTACTCCATCAAAATAACGGCAACAATGGACAAAGGATTCATTTTAACGAAAAAACCGCGGAAACCTAGATGTGCTGCGACGATTCTCGCGACATCGTATACCGCATCGCCATCGTCAGCGGCGGAGCATAAATACGAAGTAGGAGTGGATGAAGCTGGGCGAGGTCCGTTATTTGGACGCGTTTATACTGGCGCGGTGATACTCCCTTCTACTGGTAGTGGTAGTGCGGCGACCGATTTCGATTTCTCCCTTATGAAAGACAGTAAGAAATTCAGTTCAGATAAGAAAATCCGCGAGGTGGCCGAGTATATCAAGGAACACGCCGTAGCGTGGGCGGTTTCTTATGAGGAATCCGACGTAATTGACCGTATCAATATCCGGCGGGCGACGCTTCAGTGTATGCGGAACTCCATCAATACGGTGATAAAAAACCACTCTTCGGCGGCTGCCGGCACCACCGCTGCTGCTACGCATCATCCTCCTCGCACAGACGACTATCTCCTTCTCATCGATGGCAATGATTTCATCCCGCTGGGGAATTATAATCAAGATACGGATGAAGTGGATACATATACGCATGTATGCGTGGAAAGCGGTGATAATACGTATGCGTGTATTGCGGCGGCGTCGATTTTGGCCAAAGTAGCGCGTGACGACTATATTGAACAATTGTGCGACCAGCATCCAGTGCTCGATGAAATGTATGCTTTACGTGGGAATAAGGGGTATGGCGCGAAGAAACACCTGGACGGTATACGGGAGCACGGGATTACGCAGTGGCACAGGAGGTCGTATGGAATATGTAAGTCCTTTGCGTAGCAAAGGACGGTCCGCATTACTGCGGACAAGCAGTTCGCGTAGCAAATTTAGAATTCATCCGCGCCATACCCGAAAAATCCTCTGCGAGACGGTGGCGGCGATGACTTGGTATTAGAGGAGGTGAGCTCATTTATTTTATTTTTGAGTAGTGTATTTTCCAGTTTCACCGTCCGCATTTCTTCGTCCATTTCGGTAACCTTGTCCTTAAATTCATCGATGAGTTTTTGAAGATGAAGCAGCATTTCCAACGTGGTTTTATTTTGTTTCGCGGTAGCGGTTATGAACGACGACGATGACATAGAAAACGATTGACGAATTGGTACCCCAATAAATAAAAACATTTCAATTTTAGTGTAAGTATAATATATTAGAACATCATCATGGTCTGTGCCACCTCCTGCGCCATCGCGTTTATTTTCATTGTCGCGAACATTTACTGTTGCGCGTTCTCTCATCGGTCCGGGGGGGTCATCCAGGAATTTGTCGCGAAGTTATCGCCGGATAATCAGCGCCGGTATGCGGCTATCACGCAGGAACGCCAGGGGATTTATTTTATGGGGCTGTTCCTAGGGTTCATTCTCTCGATGATATTGCTGGTATGCTGCCGGAAGTATTTCGCGGGCGGCCGCGGGGGCAACGCAGGGGCGTTGTGTATGGTCGCGGCCGTTTCCTTTAGCGTAAACTATTTCTACTATATTCTCTCGCCGAAGAGCGATTGGATGGTGCTTCATCTGAAATCCGGCGAAGAAACGCAGGCGTGGTTGAAGGTATATCGCACGATGCAGGTGAATTACCACGTTGGGCTCGTGCTGGGTATTTTGGCGATTGTCGCATTCGGGAACTCGTTGTGCGGATAGGACATAAAGTAATAATAAATACATAAGGTATAACCAGTCTTTGAAATGAACACCCCCCTTACTTTTTCCTCCGCTGCGCCCGACCAGAAGAGCTGGTTGACCAAGAAAGCTGTTCCTGCTATCAGGAAGGCTCTTCCCGTTGTCAATAGGGTTCTCCCTGTCGCTGCGACGTTTGTTCCGGCTCTTCGCCCGGTCGCTGCTGTTGTTGGCGCGATTAGCCGTTAAGACCCGCGCACATCCCGGCGCACATCCCGCGCACATCCCGGCGCACATCCCCGCACATATCGACGAATAATCGGCGACGATGACCGAGCGGAGCAGAGCGAGTGGAGCGATGCGAAGCGAGTGGAGCGATGCGAAGCGAGCGCAACGAACGGCGACGCGAGCAACGAACGGCGACGCGAGCAACGAACGGCGACGCGAGCCGCGAGCCGCGAGCCCGGAATAAAATTGATATTCAAATTCCAATATAAAGCAATCCTCGTGTTTCTTTATATTGACAAACGACGAACTACGACCGGATACAATGCGCGTGCTAATCTTTGATACCGAGACTACGGGTCTCCCCCCCAAAAACACCCCGACGAATAAGACCGACAAATGGCCTCATATCGTCCAATTGAGTTGGGTCATATATAATGACGAAACGAAGCAGATTGAAGAAGAGAAGGACGATATTATATCTTTAGGAACACATATCCCGATTTCGCCGGAATCAACGGCAATACACGGTATCACGAGTGAGGTGTCGCGCGCCCGCGGAGTCCCGATTGAGGTCGCGCTCTTTGATTTCAAACGCGCGGCGAATCGATGCGGAAAATTGGTTGCGCATAATCTGGAGTTCGACAAGAATATGCTTCTGGTGGAGTTTTACCGCGCGCGTATGTTTCACATCGTGTTTCCGCCCGCCGAATACTGTACGATGAAGCAGGGGACGCCGATATGTAAAATACAAAAAGTGTGGGATGACGGGTCGACCTCGCTGAAATATCCGAAGCTCATCGAGCTGTATCACGTGCTTTACGGAAGCGATGTTCCGTCACCGGAGGGGCTTCATAACGCGAAGGTGGATGTGGATGTGTGCATGAAGTGTTATGTGAAGATGACGGGGACGGCGACGGGGACGACGGGGACGACGGGGACGACGACGGCGACGGGGACGGAGGGGATGACGACGACGACGGTGTAATAAATGTAAAATGTGAGTGGTGATATTTTTTGTTTGGTTATAGTATAGGATGTCACGAAAATCATCAAGAGCATCATCAAAAGTAAAAGATAATGATGATGAAGCGGCAGCGGTAGAAAAACCTGGAGTTCCATTAGAAGAACTTACTGTCAAAGAATTACGGGAGAAGTGCCATGGTTTGGGTATTACTACAGATAGTATCAAATTAAAAAAAGATCTTATTACTCTTCTAAAGGATTCCGGCGGAGGAGCTGTATCGGTATCTGGTCAGGGCGCGGAGGTATCTTCAGCCATGAGCGAAAGTGATGATACGGGACACGGTATGTCCCATACGAAAACACAATCAGCAAGCAGGCCACCGCCGTCGTCTAGAAAAACCCAAAAGACATCCCCTGTTAAAGAGGAAGACCCATCTACACCAACAACTCCAGAGTTGAAACAAAAAATATCACATTTAGAACAATATGGATACCTATGGTTTGAAACTGCTTTTTTACAAATGGTTTTACAAGATCATTTAATGACGAGTCGCGAATTTCCACCTAATCCAACACCTACATTATTCGTTTTAATCGGGCCAGCTTCATCCGGCAAATCCAATGTAAGAGAATCCCTATTTAAAAAAGAAATGGCGGGAGCAATTAATATAGATGTAGATAAAGTAAAATTAATTGCAACTGATAGTTTAAAAGGTGGAGCCGGGAATTATTCAATGCACATGCAGGCAGTACTTGCAAAGATGTTACCCGACGTATTTGAATTAGCGAAGCGTGGAGGGGAAGGTAAATATAAAAATATAATATTGGATACAACCGGTTCGATGAAACCCTCCATAAAAAAATACATGCAGTATGCGAAAAAGTCAGGTTATAGTGTTTCAATATTAATTGTTTATTCTACGAAAGAATTATGTATGAAACGTGTTGAAGGTAGAAATGCCAAACTGATAGAAGATGGTCATAGCGTGAGAGTAATCAATTCATTTGTTGTAGGAAAAATATATAATGATTTTGTTAACGATGACCGAGCTAGGTATTATGCGACTCATCCATCTATCACCAAAAGAACAGATGATCTTTATTTAATTGACAATAGTAGTGAAAGTAGACCGGTTGAAACTGTCTTTCATAGAAAGTCAACAGGAGAATTAATAACAACACCGCCCAGAGGTCATCCACTCATTGATAATGAAAATGCGTTTTACGGGCTTACGATTTTACCCGATAGTATAAGAGGTGGAAATACAAGAAAACGATACACCCAAAAGAAGAAATATATACATCAAAAAAAATATACGCATAAAGCGTCGAGACGTCGTTATTATTAAATCACTCACACTAATCATCATCAGTATCATCAAAAGATATATGATGATACGATGCTTGTGTGACACTCGTCGTAAAATACACATGAACCCGCTTCATTTTACGCAGGAAATCCGCGCCCACCAACCAATCTATTTTTGTTTTATCGTTGTATTCTTTGATTTTCGGTTTCACTGAACAAATTCCGTATTGTTGCGCGGGCGCCCCATAAGGCCAGAACCCCGCCCGGGTAGTAAGAAGATAAAGAACACGCGCAGGTGTCATATATTTCAGTATCTGCGCGGTTCGGCGTTGGTCTGATACCGGAATGAACGTAGACGCATAAGCGCCCGCAGATGCCGCAACCGACCCCCAGTATTCATAATCAGGAAACGCGAGAGATATCGTCTGGGCGAAGAGATGCCGCCACTCCGCGAATGTCCGACACGCGACGACTTCATCCGCGCGAGAGTGTAGTAGAGGCCACAAGTATAAGTTCACGATATCGACCACGGTTTCATTCCGAAAGAAGTGGTCTGCGCCGCTACCACCACCCACGTATACCGGACAGCAAAACTCCCCTACTCGCGGAGCCAAATACGCGCGTTTCTCACGCGTCATTTCACAATCTAGCCACGGATTATATTGTGAAATTTGATGATATAATGTATATCCTACTTTGGGGAGTTCGCATATTTCTTTGAATCGCGGATGGTGGTGGTAATGAAAATCGCCGGTTGTAATCGCCGGAGGGAATGTGAAGTTATGGTCTATCGTCCATTGCGTAACTGGGACCGCCGGGACCGCGTCTTTATTTGATGGAGATGTGCGAAACATGTTTATGTGGTTGATTGTATTTCCATTCAAAAGTTTTCAATTTATTCAAGATGAACAAAACTCACACCCGCCTATCTCCTCCTCCTCCACCGTCGCCGCCGCCGCCCCCGCCTTCTCCGGCTCCACCGTGAACTGTTGCGCCTGATGTTTCGCTTTCCGGCGTAGATAATACACCCCCGTCTTCACCCCCTTATTCCACGCATAAAAGAGCATCGATGTCAAAATATTATAGTTCGGTTCTTCCACCCATAAGTTCATACTCTGGCTCTGGCAGATAAACGCCCCGCGGTCCGCTGCCATATCAATAATGTGCCGCATCGGCATCTCCCACACCGTCTTATATTTCAGTTTCAGCGCATCAGGCAATCCGTCAATATACTGGACGCTTCCCTGATTCGCAATAATATTCGTCTTCACGCGCTCATTCCATAATCCAAGCGCAATAAGTTCGCGGATGAGATACCGGTTCACCATAATGAACTCACCCGCGAGGGTTCGGCGCGTATAAATATTACTGGTAATCGGTTCAAAACATTCGTTATTACCGAGGATTTGGGATGTGCTGGCGGTAGGCATCGGCGCGAGAAGCAGTGAATTTCGCAGTCCGTGTTTCTGGATCTGTGCTTTAAGTTCGGCCCAGTGATAGCGCTTGTTGCGGTATTTTGGTGATGGGTAATTATCCGCGGTAGGGTCTACCCCCCACATATCGAATTGGAGGATGCCATGAGAAGCGGGCGAACCGGCAAATGTGTCGTAGGGCCCGTGTCGCGCGGCGAGTGTCATCGATGCTTTAAGTGCGGCGTAATAAATCGTTTCAAAAATCTCTCGGTTGAGCACACGGGCTTCTTCGCTGTGGAACGGAATATCCATCATCATAAATACATCCGCGAGACCTTGGACGCCGATACCGATGGGGCGGTGGCGCAGATTGCTTGTTCGCGTTTTATCAGTGGGGTAATAATTAATATCGATGATTTGGTTCAGATTATCAACGGCGAGGGCGGTGATGCGCTCGAGCTCTGAGAAATCCATAACTTTTGTTTCTTCATGTATGAATTTATTTAGCGCTATACTCGCCAAGTTACACACCGCGGTTTCATTCTCATCCGAGTATTCCATAATCTCCGTGCACAAGTTGCTGCTTTTAATTACACCGATATTCTTCTGGTTGCTCTTCTTATTCACAGCGTCTTTGAATAAAATATAAGGCGTCCCCGTCTCCATCTGGCTGTCGAGAATTTTTAGCCACAAGTCGCGCGCTTTCACTTGTTTTCGCGCCCGGCCTTCGCGTTCGTATCTCTCGTATAGCGCTTTGAAATCGTCGCCATATACATCGGCAAGACCAGGGCATTCGTCGGGGCAGAAATACGACCACATATCCGCGCCGGCGCCGGCGCCGCCCCCCCCTCGCACTCGTTCCATAAACAAATCCGGCACCCACAGCGCATAAAACAGGTCGCGCCCTTTCATTTCTTCGTCGCCGTGGTTCTTCTTCATCTCCAGAAAATCCTCGATATCGGGATGCCACGGCTCCAAGTAAATCGCGAAACTCCCGTTGCGTCGCCCCCCCTGGTCGATATACCGCGCGGTATTATTGAATACGCGCAGCATTGGTATGATGCCGTTGGATGAACCGTTTGTGCCACGAATATGCGAACCCGACGCACGGATATTGTGAATATGAAGCCCGATACCCCCCGCGTGTTTGCTGATTTTAGCGCAATCTTTCAGCGTATCAAAAATCCCGTCGATGCTGTCATTTTCCATCGCAATCAGATAGCACGAGCTCAATTGAGGCCGGGGGGTTGCGGCGTTGAAGAGCGTCGGTGTCGCGTGCGTCATATATTTCTGGGACATTGCGTCGTATGTATTCTGGATATAGACGAGGGTTTCATATACACTGCGCGTGTCTTTGCGCCCACTGTGAATCCCGAGGGCAACGCGCATCCACATATGTTGGGGGCGCTCGACGATTGTACCATTCACGCGCATTAGATACGACCTCTCGAGCGTCTTAAATCCGAAATAATCGATGAGATAATCTCTGTCATCCGCGATCATCATTTCTAGGGCTTCGTGGACGACGTTGACAGGGCCGCTGCCGTCGACGTAATGACTGCCTGGCACGCTCACTGGTTCGTGAAGAAAATCC